TTCACATCAACACCGACTCCATATCCTTCGTCAGGCGTGTTCTTGATGTCTGCAACCACCACCTTCTGATGGATCTCAGAAGTGTCGGTGATCTTGGTGATTCCGCAGCACTCAAGCAGATTTCGGAACTGTTGTTGTCCGATCTCAACTGCTTTCGGATTTGCGTTGACCACGTTGAAATTCTGAAAGATCACGCGGTTCTGAAACTCACCTGAAACGATCTGAAACTTGACCTTAATGTACTGACCAATTTTAGCATCGTTTGCTTCCTTGGCTTTTTTAGTCAGCATCAGGTCAGTCTCGGTAACTACCATCGTGTACCTTCCAGCAGGAATTTGCTGGTACTCATTTGCTACTTCTACTTCGTTGTTATCAAAACTAAATTCGGCCATGTTACTACTTTGTAGTTGAGGTTAAAAAACAGTCCACTGGATCATTCATATCAATCTTGTCTGCAAGCGTGATCCTGCGTTTGCTGACATAACTCGGATGTGAATCCGACTTCAAAATTCTGCGACCTGAAGTGGTCGCAATTCCACGCTCTCGGCCAAACCCCTCGTCTTTGCTACTGACAAAAGTTTCGATCTCAGCGTGGAGCACCTCGTCTGCCCATTCAAGCAATCGCCCACAGGCTTTCTTGCTTAACTTTGGCTGAACGCGATCCCACGATGCACCTGACACAGACTCGACTTTCTTAGTCTCTTCATGTGCAATCAGAATTACAGTCTTTCCATTTGCAATGCACAAGTCAAGTTGCTCGAATAATTTTCCAATCCTTCGAGCAACTTCGACAGTACCTTTGCCGAAGTCTTGCTGAAAGCCTTCAGCATGCAAAGCATCCTCAACAAACTTCTCAAACCAATCAATCGAGTCGATGATGATTGTTTTGAATTCTGAAGTAGACGCTTCGTTTGCAGCTTGCAAAACTTCCAACGCGCTGTCAACAGAAAGTCTTGCTACGTCGATGTCACCTGAGCCATCTTCGGTCGCGATGACTAGTGCATCGGGGAAGCGTGACGCCCAGGTTGTTTTGCCAACGCCGTGAGATCCGTAGACGCAGATGCGTCTTGGCTTGGCAACTTTTCCTCGCTTGACTTTTTCAAGTATGCTCATCTTTTCTTTTTCTCCTTGCTTTAATTGACCTCTCGGCCAGTTCTTGTGGTGTCATAATCTCGTAAATCCCCCTTGCTTCAAGCAGGCTGTATGAAAATCCATCATCAGCAACAATCATCAAATCGATTGCTATGTTTTCACCTGACATCTCAACGTCAGCACGCAAAAACACTGGAAGCAAATTGTGCTTGTCTAAGCCCTTGGTATTTACATAAGGGCTGAGATAATCAGTTCTGAAGTGATTTGATATCAACCCTGCTGCTCTGCGAAGATTGAAGGATTTGTTTCTTTCATCGCATTCATCTGCTTTCTTGCGTAGCAACGTGCAAAACTCTGAATAATCCTCGCAAGTCAGCAAGACGTTTGAATAGTTGCTATTTTCCTCCATTTTTGCTATATCCTTGTTGCTGCTTTTCCGATTCTAAGCGTCCTCGAAGATCGTGGTCAAGATGCAATTTCAAGATTTTTCGATCTCACCAAGCGATAAACTCTTCACTCTGGCAATTAAGAAAGAGTTGAAAAACGGAAACACAGGCCGAACAAAGCACTTTTCTGCTGCACATCGAGACAAGCAGCAATGGCTTGCTGCCATCCCGCAGGGTAGCGTTGTGACGGCTCAAGGCATCGAGATGACTGTTGGGCAATTTTACCATGAAGTGCTCTTAGAAGATTCCCTAGCCCAGCGTGTAGGCTTGGTGATTGAGAGAGTGCTTGGCCCTCGCCAGCGTCTGTGGGATCACGATTCTACCCTGCGTGGATCAAAAGAACTTGTCGATTCATTGGTCACCTATGGAATCTTAGTAGACGACAACGCAAAGCACGTTTCTTGGTGCTTAGGAGTCCAAGACTCAGATGACAAAGAGAACGGACCTTACGTTCGCGTACACTTTTTTGAAAGCCAAGGATGAGCAAGTCAAGTCGAGTCGGAATCATCGGTGATTCACATTGTCCTGTGATGCTGGAAGGATATGCAGAATGGTGCATGAGCATCTTTGAGCAGTGGCAGGTCAACAGAATCATTCACATCGGGGATCTCGCAGATCATCACAGTGCAAGCTTCCACGATAGTGAAATCGGCTTCACTGACATAGTTGGTGAGATGGAAGCTGCACGAAACCAGATACAGCACATGCAGGATGTATTCGGCAAGGATGTTGAGGTCATGACTGGAAACCACGATGCCAACCTCGCACGCAAGATGAAAGCAGTTGGTCTTGATCCTTCACTGCTAAGAAAGCAGGCTGAGATTTGGGGCATCGATTGGAAGTTTTATCCTCGCTATCACAAGTTGCAGATCGACGACTACCAAGTCTTCCACGGGGACCAAGGACGCGGAGGCAAGACTCCTGCAATTGCCAAAGCAGAAGCAGACTGGACATCATCTGCAATCGGCCATCACCACACTGCCGGAGGCGTGACCTGGGGATGTAACAACAACTCGCGTTATTGGGGAATGTCAGTTGGTTGTGGTGTCGATCACAAACATGCAGTGATGGCCTATGGTGCATCGTTCGCACAGAAACCAATCATCTCCTGTGGAGTTGTGATCGATGGAGTGCCTTACTTCGAGCCAATGCCAAAGAAGAATAAATATGGACGCAGGCTTAGGTAGCTTTTCTTGCGTTCTCGATTGCTTTGTTCACAAGTTGTTCTGCAACTATCTTTTTCATTGTCTTTGGAACAAGCTTGAATGCGGGTATGAGGTGCTCGGACTGAGACATCAAGTGTGCAACGATTGTGTTTTTGTTGTCTTCGCACCAAACTATTCCATACCTGTCCATTTTTGCTGCCATGTCGGAGCATCCGCATCCAGACTTGTTTTTGACTGCCCAGTCTGGAATGAGCGATTCAAGTTGACTCCCTACTTTTTCTTTCATTTGCGATGTCTAAGTTAAAGTGAAATCGTGAGTTCCATTTATCATGCCACCACAAGGAGAGTTTCCTCCCGACAGACTTGCGTTTCCTTGGTAAGTTCCAGTGCATGTCCCTGTGTTAGCAACTGATACAGTTCCTCCACCCCAGACCGATGGCAACGCACCAGACGCGCTGTGGTTAGTTCCATCTGTTGTGAACGTAAATGTACCTGCTACGCTTCCCTGAGGCATGCTGCCAGCAACACCAGACCAGTTGCCGTTTATAGTCGCTGTCCCGCCAGATATAAGAGCAGTCCCTGTCTGAGTAAATGTTGCAGAACAACCGCTTACTCCCCCAAAACCTCCAATCGAAAAACCAGAAACATAAGTCCCGTTGCATCCACCAGCAGGAGGGTCGTCGCATTCTCCCTCGGACCAACTTACGCTCACAACATCTGTAGGTTGGCTAGGACTTGAATCTACAGTTGCAGTGCAATCGCTGTCTGTCAATGGATACACTTGGTTGGTTGAACCATCATACAAAGTTTGAGTACAGCATCCGGTAGGACATGGAAAGCAACCTTCAGGAAAGTTGATGTCATAGTAACTGATGCTGTACCAACTCTGATTTGATATGTAGTTTGTAAATATGGTTTCCCAGTTGTAGTTCGCAGGGTCAGTACAAGGCAAAGCAACATTGCTGTTTCCACCAGTTGCGTTCCCAATGAACTTTAACTCTTTGTAAGATTTTTCTAGTGAATCACCCACGCACGAAATGTCTGTGATCACATCTTGTGTGCTGTATGGAAGAGACAAGTTTGCAGATGGTGTATCACATGCTTTTATCTCAACCGTTGTAAGTTCAATTTCACCCTCAGCGTTTGTGGTTGTTCCCGTGACAACTGTAATGTCACTTGCATGCTCAAAAACATCAACCTCTGGCATTGGCGTTGCTTGCGTCATTTCGCAACCTCCTGTCCCAGAAGGCCCCGAAGGATTTCCCCATACAAGCATCTCCAGCAAATGCTTATGCTCTATGACTCCACAGTCTCCCGACTTTGCTCTTATTAAAGGCTCAGTGTCTTCATCGAACTTAGCAACAGCTTCGACAACCTCAGGCAATCCAAACAACGCTGAACCAGTCATGACTGTCATAAACTTGCCAAGCTTATCATCAAGAAAAGCCCAGCCTCTTGTGTCAGTTTTTATATGACACTCTAAGTCAGTAAATTCATCCCACAAATATGCAGGAGGATTTGCAATGTCTCCAGGAGAAAACTCGCTGTGCTGCAAAGGGTCTGCGTTCCCTTCTGCGTACTGATCTCCTGTCAATAGAAAATTGCCGCCGGTAAACACAGTGGAGCACCACCTTGCCGTCATATTTTCACAAGAGGTTACATGCCACTCTGTCGCGAGTGGAGCAAGTGTATACGGCGCAACTGTGTTTGTAGGGACTGGCAAGTGCGAACTTGGTATAAACCTTTCGCATTCAACCCAACCTACGTTTGCTGTAAACCTTTCAGGGTTTTGGACTGTGCCTAAAGTTGATCCAATGGTTTCAGAACCCTGCCAATCGACGTAAGGCCATGAGCTTTTTGCTTCGCTAATGGTAACTGCTGGAACTCCAGTCCACGGTGCAAGAGAATCCGCTAGGTCTCCCTTGACTTTTATTACTGGCTGTTCGCACCATTCAATGTGCCACTGAAGACCTGCACCATATGGATTCCCATACGCGGCTACTCCAATTGCACCAGCATCTGCCAAGACAAATTGCTGCTTGTAATCCCAGACTGTTATCTGGTCATCTACTGTTTGACCAGAAGTCATAGGATCTATTACTTCAGCAAGAGCAAACCCAGACTGTAAAGAACCAGTTTTGCAAAGGGCTTGAGTAAGTACAAACTTAACTCGCTTTGCTGGCCCTCCACTGCCCCCATCAAAGACCCAGTAAACACCAACCCGTGTAGCACTTATGTAAATACTACCTTCAACAAACTCCTCTGTAGTGTTTACGACAGGTACAGTAAGCGAAGACTTTTCAGAAAACTCCAATGCCGAAAGGTAAACCCTTGTACAATCTTCAGCAGTGCAGACATCACCTGATCTTGCAGAAATGCCATTTGCAGGAGTTTTTACAAAGATAGTTTCTCTGCCCGTTGGATCTTGTGGCAACGGTGCTCCTGCCATTGCCTTGCGACCAACGTCTGCAAGTGTCTCTGCTATCTCTCTACTGCTGAACGAATAGCTTGCCATTGTTAAACCTGTAAAAAGCCGCCTGCTGCCAAGTTAAATTCCGTTTCTTCTACGGTATCAAATCTGACGTAGTCAGGAGTGTCGTCTGGATCTTTTGCTGTTCCATCCAAGTTCAGCAATCCCACCGCGCCGATTCCTGCTCCGCTTTGCTGAAACTGGACTGGATCGTCGTTTGCATCAAGATGCCAATGACCGATCAACGGAATTGCTGCTGCATGACCAACAAACAGTGTTGCATTTGCATCACTTACAACCGTATAGTCATCGACCAAAATAGTATATGTAACACGATACTTTTCTGCTGGACCTGCTGCCATTTGAACGCTTTGTGCAACAGCATTGATGTTAGTGATCATTGCTGCTTTTGTCACAAATCCTCTATACGCAGTCAAATTTACTTTGTAGCATCGATCCAAAAGGTCTTGATCAGTAAAGGTGTCTTCAAACTGTGTTATGGTTAATTGCAGAAGAGGCTTTTTTCTTGTAACTGGTTGTTCGATTTCATTTCTTAAATCGACTTCATTTCCCTGTGCGTCTAATCCTGTACATGGCAAAAATTTTGTTGACAAGACAAACGGATTTCCTTGCCCATCATCAAACACTGGCAATCCATCTGGCCCATACGCAGGAGCACCATGCATTACGATGTCGCGACCTATAACGCCCCTAGTCACAACAGGATCAATGTCCGTTACGCTTGTAGGTGGTGTCTCTGGTTGTGGATTGTCTGGCGTTTCTGATTCCTGTGCCTTGCTTTGTTTGCCAGGTTCTGTTGCAAAAGTACAGGTGACTTCAAAAACTGTTGCGTTTGAGTCTAGCCGCCTAACTGATTTGCTGCTGCAAACAGCTAAGGGAATTCCGATGTTTGTTACAGAGTCATACCAAGTGTGATAATTGACCACTGGTATGCCCGGTGCGAACGCAACATGCACATCCGTAACGTCATCAGGTGCAAAGTTTGCATTCGCAGGATCAGTAACAATAACACGATAAACCTGATTCAGAGAAATCTGACAAGACTTCATGCCTCCGCTGTTGTTTGATGAGGCACTGTAGCCTGTCTCTCTCATTTGGCAGACTTCATAAGTCAAAGCCATGTTACTTACCTTTAATTTACTGGAATGACTTGGTTTGCATCAGCTTGCTGCTGACTTGGCTTTAGGTCTTTAATGTTTCTTATTGTTTCGTTGTGTTGTTCAATTTTTAACTGCCTATCTTTCTGATACCTGTCTTCATCTCGCTTTTCTTTTTTTGCATTGTCTCTTTGAGTCTTTAAGTAGATGAACTCTTCAATGCTGTTTTGTCTCATCTTTCCCGGCCCAGCAACGCCAAGAGCCTTCTCAAGTTTATCTGCTTGACGCTTTTCTTTGTCAATCCTGTCCTCTTCAATTGCTCTTTCAGCGTCTGCCGCCATTGCATCTTTCTTCATTTGCAAAAGCGTCTGCTGGGCGATTGGGTTTAACTCCAGCATTGTTTTTAACAGTTGCGCGTATTTGTCATACTCTTCTTGCATCTCCATCATCTGACGCTCTTCGTCGCTTGCAAGCTCCTTTTGCAGTTTTGCTTTTTCCTCAAGAAAATTCAATGCTTCTTGCTCTAGCTTTGCTCTTGTCTTTGCTACTAAGTCGGAATCGTCTTCAACAGCAGTTTGCATGCCTCTCTTTTGTGCGTCCGCTTCTGCCTTGTCTACTTCGGCTTGAAGCTTCCTTTTCTCTTCTGCTCTCTGCGCTGCTACTTGAGCCTCGGTTTCAAATATCTGCGAGAAAGTTCTTGCGCCTGCCAAAAACTCGCCAATTGGCCCATATCCCATAAACTGAAAACTGCTGCCCTTGCCGGCGGCATAGTTTACCTGTCGATCAAACAAACTAGGGTCACGCATCGCAGGGCCAGTAATACCACTCGCGTTCCTTGCTGCTACATCAGGTCGCCCAAACTCCTCAAACTTCCGTTTTTTCTGTCTTAGTCTTTCAAGTTCATTTGCTTTTGAAATGGCTGCACTTGCAGACGAGACTGTTTTATTCAGTCTTCTGAGCACGCTAGCAATTAGACCTGCTTTAGACTCTCCAAGATTTGCAAACAAGTCATTAAAGTTGTTTGCAAGCAGATCCATCTGACCATTTAAGGTCTGCGCCTTCTTTTCAAGACGACCAAAGTACAAGCCTCCTTCGCTTGTTGCTTTGATCAATGCGTTGTTGACATGCTCTGCTGTTATCAATCCTTCTTCCATTGCCTTTGAAAAGTCAGTCATTGCAACGCCAGCTTCGTCAGCAATGATCTTCAAAGAAAATCCAGCATTGATCAACTGGTTCTTTTCCTGACCCATAAGTTTGCCAGCAGCGTTAACCTGAGCCATTGCTCTTGTAAGGTTGTCAAACGCTTCTCGTTCACCCCCTGCCGCGATGCCTAGCCTTTCGACCATGTCTACGATGTTTTCAGTCTCAAGACCGTAGGACGCCCAAACCCTTGCGTTCTTAATAAGACCTTCAGTCGTCAGAGAAGATTCGCGTGCAATTTTCCGAAACGCATTTGCAGATTCTTCACCAAACTCTTCGCCCAAGAAGACTTTCAAGTCGGTTGCTGCTTCCTGAAGATCACCAAACTCCTCCATCATCCTTGTAAGAGCAAAACTGCCCCCAAAAAAAGCAGCAAGGCCAACTCCTGTTGCGCCTCCAGCCATTGCACCAATGCCGATGCCTCGACCTACAGCAGCACCACCTCGACCACCGTACATCGACGCAGCAGCACCACCAATGTTTGCAAAATTCAATCCTCCTGCTCTGGCATTGGCATTCTTAGCTTTTGTGTTCAACAAAGTTTGTCGAGTGTTCTTTTGCAGTAGTGCAGTTTCTTCTCTCAGTTGTGCCTTGATGCGTTTTTTTGCATGCATGTATGCACGCTCGTCAACAAGACCTGCCTTCCTAGCTCTGTTGAGTTGAAAAATCTCTTTGCGATAACGCTCCATTGGCGTCCGAGTGACAGCAATGTCCTTAGCAAGCTTCCTGCTCATCCTCGAAGCTTTGGTAACACCCTGCGTAAACAAAGAACTATCAGCGATAATGTCATATCGCAGAGCACCGATGCGGACGTTATTACCTGCCACTGGTCAACCTCTTGAGTGCTTCGTCGGGGTCTAGCATGTCTGATGAGGACGTTGTTTGTTGCTCGGCAACTTCAAACGCAATCCACTGATCGACGAGAAGAGGACTGACTGAATTCATCCAATGACATGGGTCGTCTATGCCCAGTTTTTGACAAATCTTGAACACCCAACGCAATCTAAAGTTTTTGTCGAAGTGCTTCACAAGCCGATCTACTCGGCCTCGTCGTTTCCCTCAAGTTCTCCATTGATGAGCATGACTGCCTCAATGAACGGATCGAGCTTGCTCCCATCAAGAGCCAGCAAGTCTTTTGAGTCACCTTCGTTGAACATTGCTTTGCCATCTTTATCGCAGATGTGATCAATGATCAAATTCACCCTGCGTCTTTGCTTTGACTCATTGGTCAAATTGCCATTCTTGTCGAACATTTCTGCAATGCGTTTTGATCTCTGGAGTTCACTCGAAGGCTTGACGCACAAGACGCCAAGACCTTCGATGTTTACCTCTTTGACCTCAATCTTGCAGTGATCAAGCAGTAACTGTTTCGTCAGGGAAGTCATCTTCGTAATCCTCTTCGGGCAAGTCATCTGGATCGAACTCAGGTGGCATGACGCCGCCTGAACTGTCACCAAGCATAGCACTGACCTCTTCTTCAATCAAGGATTTGTCAACAGGTGAAACTCTTCCGACAAAACATATCGAGCTTCCGAAATCCCAAGACTTGTAGCCAACCAACGTGCCATCGACAACAACTCGGTATTGCTTGAATACCTCTTTTGCGCCGGTGGCAAGGTTCTTGCCTTCGCAGGGTAGAAGTTCGATGTTCATGATTACGACTCAACAGTGAATGCAGGTCCAGTGTCACCATCAAAAGCAAACGTCACGTTGACGACTGCAAGGTTGTTAGTGCTCAAGTCTGGCAAACTGTAATTGGTAATGAAACCAGTGCCGATCAAAGTTGCATTGGTTGTGTTTGTTGGATCACCAATGGCAAAGGTAATGGTCAGAGTATCGACAACTCCGACAATGGCATCAAAGTCAAAGGTTGGATCGAAGATGATTTCAAGCTGGCACTCACCGGGATCGGTAAGGTCACCTGGAATGTACTTCATAAATCCAGTCGTATCGAGGCAACTTGCATCGATCTTGTCTTGCGTCAACTCAGGCAACGTGAGACTGCGAACGCATCCAGTGATAGCGTTGGTCGTCAGGACGGCAGTTGTGCCTTGTCCGGTCATTCCTTGGTACGGCATATTTTTTCTTCTCTTTTAGAAGGAGTTGTAAGAGATTTCAAAGGTTTGAATTGTGCGAAACAGCCAGTGATCTGTTCCGTCATTTGGTTTATCGACTAAGTAGACTCGGCCAGTATCCTGACCAATGCCTTTTATGAATGTGTTGCTGTAGACGCCACGTTCACCGTTCAACGCTGCCCTTGCTGCTGCGTGGAGTGCATCAGCTTGACTGCGTGTTTCACCGTAGCATTCTACTCTAATTTTCGCAGTTTCAAATCCAACAAACCCACTTAGGCAGTCTTCGGCTGATTCTGAAACGATATACAGCAGCAATGCAGGCATGACTGAGTCTTCAGGAATGAAGTCAACAGTGACCCGATTTCCTGCCAGAGATGTCACGGTTGCATCGTCAGCAATGATTTGTCGAACTGCGGTAGCAACACTCATTACTTGAAAAACCTTTTCATGCGTGCTTTTATAATCCGAATCATTGCCTGACGCTGAAGCATAATTGTTGACTTGGCAGCAGGAGCAAGCCAGGGGCGTTGCATGTGCATCCTTCCGCTATCGCGGCCCCACATTACATGCCTAGCTGGGCCTTCTCCGACTCGCGGTTCATGAATATGACCGAAGTTGTACTGGTAGTAATCCGTTCCAACGATTGCTGTGCTCGGTGCTTTCCTCTTGTACTTGAGCATTTTGCGTGTAACCGCTTTGCTCATGTCATTTCCGGCAGGAGTGCCAATACGCTTTCTAGGCTTTTGCCCCCACAGGTCTCGCGTGCCTGTCTTGCGTGAGTTTCCAAGCTTCCCTGTGTAGGGAATGTTGCGTCTGCCAACAACTGCAATCTGGACCGACGCCTCTGTTTCGACAATCTCAGCCGCTGCTTTGACCGCTGCGCTCATCACCCTGCGATGAAGTTCTTTGGGCAAATGATCAATCATCTGCTTAATTTCTTTGTCGTTAGACAAGATGTTTATAACAACACCGTGCTTTCCCTTGCGTCCTGGCTTTTGGCTTATAATTTCTCTTGCAGCTTGTGCAGCACGTTTTGCATAACTCATCAGTTGTTTTCACCTCTGAGTTCGACGCGAATCTCCATGCTGATCCCATCGGGGTCGGATGTGTTTGTGATTCCGTACTTGACCCCATCGATGATGCATCTGTCCTTGACTGTAATCTCACCGATCCCGAAGAACTCACCAAAAGCAACATGAGTTGTTTTCTCAGTTACCATGCGTCCTCGGAGCACCTCGCCTCCGACCGTTGTGACTAACTCACAAGGCCATCCTGACGAGACAACAGTCCACGAGCTATCATCCGCGTATGTTGGTTGACCATAGGAATCAACCGACCCATCATGCCGATAAAATGTTGCCGAGTGTCGTCTGAATCCAATCCTTTTCCTGATACTCATGGATAGGACGACCTCGCGAGAAGAGCAACAATTCGCTCGTAAGCAACCTCTTGGCTATGCAGTGCAGATCCCTCTTGAGCAGGATCAAAAAACCACTTGCCTACACCAAGCATGATTGCTGTTTTAAAGAGCCTTGGCACGCAGTCGGCACTTGGCCCGTATCCGGCACAAAAGTCGATTACAACGCCGTTGGGGTCGTCTGCAAGGACTTCGGGCCATGTTGTGCCTGCTGCTGGGAAGATGCTACATCTTCCTTTGTCGAAGATGTAGTCGTCGCTATCAAGAGTGATAGTGTTACCGTCAACATCGACGTACTTTACAGTTGTGATTGAGCACACTGCTTTTTTGTTTAGTTTGACCTCAGCAGTGTCGCTGCCCCAGTTGAACCGGGTGACGCGAAAGTCTGCTGTAATGACCTGACGGTCAAGGTCTTGCTCAAGACGCTCCACCGCTGCCTCAATTAGCAGCGTGAGATTAGCGTCATGAGTGGTATCACTTGAGCTTAGTCTTAGATGAGACTTTACTTCGCTTAGACTTACCGGCAGCACGCTTGGTGCTGACGTTCGGATCAGAGTCCAGTTTGTCGTCATCTTTGACTTCCACACAATTGCCAAATGATATTAAAGTCTTCGCAACACCAATGTTGCTAATGACCACCACGGCCCCGACTTGATGACCAAGACAGGGCTTTAAAATTTTAACTCTCATGATCAAGTAATAGTGATCTTGGAGAGAACTTCAGGTGCAGCCGCAGCAATATCAATGCGGCTTGTGCAAACCACACCGATTTGATCGTTGACTGCAAACAACTGGTCGAGCACTTTGAAGCTCAACTGACGACGATCACCGAAGTAGTGACTAACGCCGAGGTCACCGAAGACTGCAAGCAGGTCGCCGGAGGTCGATGAGGAAGCACCCGGCACAGCGTTGCAAAGAACAACCTCGTAACCGAAGAGGCTTCGCTGAACTCCAGCAGCAACGTCTGCACTGGCGTTTCCACCGGCAGCGTTGAGCAGGTCACGAACCTGACCGTTCCACAGGGTTGGGTTCATGTAGAACTTAGGATTCAGCCCACGCTCTTGACCACTGGCAACCACCATTGCGGTGAGGTCAGCAAGAGCAAGTGCTCCTACCGAAGCAACATTGGTGTCAGCAACATTTGCATCACCTTCGATGCCACCTGTGTAGATGGAACCACCAGTGAAAAGATTGTCGTCTTCAGCCTTGCTGAAGCCCCAAGCCAAATCTTCGACAACAGTGTCAAGCATCGAGATGATGCTGTCTTCAGCAATCTCAGATGACATCTTTACAAGACCGGCCATCTTCTTTGCCGTCAATGTAATCTGAGAAAAAGTTAAAGAACTTTCCGTTACAGCTGCTGCCTCATTTGGGTAATATATGACCGAGTGTCCACTGATTTTTGGAACGCTCCAAGTCGTCGAACCCATGACAACTCTGCGACAACTTTGCCGCGCGTGTCCGTATTCTTCAACCAGGTTGATGAGTTGATCCGACAAAGGCGTCGGCACGGAGAATCCGCCCTCGCTGTTAGTCAGCGACTGTGCGGCCATGAAGTCTTGCGCCTTCTTGTTACCACCGATTGCTGCGAGAAACATGCCAGCTTCGTAAGCATCTTCGTTGTTATCGAAATGCCGTGATTTTGCGTATCGAGCTTTGGCTGGAATTGCCATTTTGTTTTCTTCCTTGGGGAGGTCTTCCGAAACACTTGGCTGAACACCAGCCGCAGGAGCGTC